ACGCAACTCTTGATCAAAGGATCTTGTAACCACATAAAGATCTATAATGTTTGATACACTTGGATCTATCCGTCTGTTTCTCACAGCGCCATGATTATAATTGTAAATTAGATTTTGTCTGCCTAATCTTGCAGTATAAGTGGTCACTGGTGTTGTTGTACCAGTGGTTGCTGAATACGAATGAAATGCATCATCACCATAATAGTAAAACAATTGTCCATCTGGATACGTTGAAAAGTTTGAAATTTCTAAAGCATTTTTTACAACGACAAATTGTGTTTGATCTACAATCCTGTCTTGATCATAGTCCTGCACAGTCTCAGTTTCGTAAAAGACATATTTGTTGTTTACATCTGTGTCTGGTCCTACAATGATTGAGAATAAATCAGGATTATCAATGACACCATCATCATCAGAATCAAAGAAACCTATTCCAATTTTTCTTGTATCGTTGTAACCATCTGAACCTACAACATTGCCTACAATTTGCCAATCATAATCATATTTTAGACTGCTTGTGAAATCAGATCCAGTGTTACTGGCCACTATTCTGATCTTGTCTTTTACAGATAGTCCTGTTTGCGGATCAATTACTTTTGCTGTAGGATCGAAATAAAATTTGTTCCTTGTAGCAGATTGAAACACATACTGTGTTTTTCTGTGTGTGACAGTGTAACTTATTCCATTGGTCACAAACTTTATTAACCATGAGTTATCTAAATTTGCACCTGTGGTATCACCTTGATTGGTCAAAGCAAATGCTCCACTACCTAAGTTGGATGCTAAGACAATATCAAAAGTTCTTGTAGTGGTGTTATAACTTAAACCGAAATCATCGTATGACACAACTAGATCAATTATTGATGCTTTGAGTGTGTCAGGAATAGAATCTATAAACTGTGGTATTATTTCTGACAGCACAGCATCAGTTGGTGCCAAATCATTCAATACTACTGGACCAGTACCGTCTGACAGATTGCCTAGACCACCGTTTGCACCGTCGCCATTTACAGATACAATTTTAGACCATATTACATCCGATGACCCTGGATGACCTCCTGTGCCAGACATCTGTGTGCCGTTGGGCATAAAGTGATTGCCAGCGGTCGGTGTAAATTTCACAAGTGCTCCTGCAGTCAAATATCTTAAATTGTTTGTGGTTGAGCCTCCAACACTCAAAGGACCGGCAGAGCCAAAATATCCTGTGGCTTGATTCACTGTCTGAGTGGACTTGTTCCAAAGTGTGTCACTTGGTGGAGTAATTCTTGGATAATTTTTATAGTAGTATTGTTTAAAGTCTGATGAAGTAAACACATCTGACAGTGTTGTGTTGATTACTTTTTCAACATCATCTCTAGTTGAAAATTGAAAATCAAAAGTGTTTGTGCCTTCATCCTGATATAACACGCCGTCATCTGCAACAATGTTAGTTTGAGAATACACACCAGTTGGATCTGTAATATCTAAAAATCTTGACACACCTGACGCTGTTCTTACTTGTGACTTGGCTTTTGCAATTGATTGATTTTCTGTTAATGGTAAAATTTGATAGTCTTCAGCTGATATCATTCTGTTGTTTGCATAATATGACTGTGGTGCAAGTGTTTTAATATCTGCTATTGATTCAGACTCGGATGCATTTGTAACACTGCTCTGTAACGAAACCTGAATTGTTAAAGTGTTAGTTTGTCCATTTTTGGAAACGTAATCCAAAGCAATAGAAATATTTTGCATGTCGGAAGTATTAATATTGTATGTTAAGCCATTGCTTTGTCTGTAGTAACATCTAAAATTTCCTTGTGGCAGAGTGCCGTACACACCATCTGAAAACACAAGATCAATTTGATCATTGTTTTTTGTCACAACAGCAAATTGATTTGTAATATTTTCTGCTAGATTATTGTAGATAACATTGTTGCCAACGATCGCAGGTACTTTTCTCCATCTCTGTTCCAGCACACCGTTTTGATCCAATTTGAATAAAAATACATCGTCATTGTTAATGTTGTTTTCTTGGATGGAGACCACTGTATTTGGTGCTGTGTTTGTAATTGAAAAGTCTTTAGAATTAAGCACACCCTGTCTGAAGTGCAAGAAATAACCCGTGTTGTTAGAACCAAATCCTCTGTTGTCATTTCTGTAAAGGAAAGACATTGAATTGCCTGGAATTGGGGCTTCTTCATACACAAATTTTTCACCTGCAAACGAACAAGGCACAATCGAAAATTCCATGCCTACACCGTTTATTGTTTGACTGAAAGGCACTGTTGGTAGATCAAGATTTGCACCATTTATTCTGTATATCTGTGAGTTTATTCCACCTATAGTATCACTTTGCTCTGGTTTGTTTACAAACTGATTTTTTGGCAGACTAGAATTAATAACTGTGTTGAATTGATCCTGCCAATTATCGTTAGTTAGATCGTTCCAAAGTATTTGTGTGTTAGCAATGTTTTGCCCATTGGAGTCTGTCACACTTTCTGTAGTGGCCACTGAATTAATTTTTACAAAACCGTTACCTGCTGTATTTCTTTTTGGTTGATATGATATCAGTCTTGCCAATCTTAACACAGAATCTTTACGTTCTGCTAGATCTATAAAATTTTCTCTTGCATTTAGGTCTACTCTGTACGAAATTGACTGCGCCACATAAGATATCATGTCAATGAGTGCAACGTATTCTGATGACTCGATAAAGTCATTGAATGACTCTGGATAGTTTAATTGCAAATAATCAATTAAGGTACGTCTGATGGTATCGAAGTCATATGATTTAAAGTCGGCCTGTTGAAAGGTACGATAAAGTTTTTGCCAAACTGTATTGGCTAACAGTGTGTTTTGTCGGGTGTTAGAAGCCATGCAAGATATTTATTGCTTTAAAAAAGTGTATACTTAATAATTCGCCTGAGATGAATTAAACACTTGACCTGGGCCTTGAAGTAATCCTTGCTCAGAGTCAAATAACAAGTTCAAAGTTTCGCCAATTGCGTAACCAATGTACAGCACAGTGACTTTGACTTGCAATCCATTCTCTGCTTCAAACACTTCCAATTGATCTAGTGCCACTCTTGGATCATAATTTATAACTGCTTCTACTTCTCTGATCACTGCATCTTTGGTGTCTGCATCCAATGGATCAAACAGATAGTTCCACATATTGGTACCAAAGTTAGGATTTTCTAACTTTTCACCTTTACGTATGTTAAAATTATTGAGGAGATCCTGTTTGACCAGTTCAATGTCGTACAGTTTCGGATCTTTAAACTCACGTCCTATGGTGGAAAATCCATTGAATACTTGATTCTGCTGTACCTGTTGTGTGGTTCTTTTTGTATCTTTGAATGTTACAACTGCCATGACTGTTATTTAATCCCCTGCGTACACTGTGATTGCACTGCCAGTAATGGCTCCTCCGTCAGCACTATCTTCAATTCTTGCACATCCTATGCCAACAACAAAAACTGTGCCGCTACCTTCATTGATAGGAGCAGTGTGTGACACACAGAGTAAACCTTCCAATATATCATGAGACACTGTTCTATCACCTATTCTACACCATAATTTTGCTTCAGCAAACACTGTAGTTTGACTGGGAGCGGCCAACACTGTAGAGGAATCACAGTCATGACCTGTGCTTACTGCATCTCCTTGTCTGGCAGCTAATGGCATTAGAATCTGTCCTCAGGCAATTCTCTGTCTGTTGCTGTGGATGTGGTTTTGTTTTTGCGTTTGTTTTCATGTTCTGCATATGGTTCTGCTGTGGGCACACGTTTCATAATGCTTTCTCTTGCATTAGGATCACGAGTAGGACTTACACCTGCATTATCATATGTTTCTAAATTTGACAGCACAGTGCTTAAAACTTTGCCTACACCGTCTACATCCACAGTGTTAAAATGTATTTCATGGTCTGTGTTTACAAGAAAATCGTTGCCAGCAAAAGTTTTTATGTCTGTGCCTGCTTTGATAAGACCGTTCGACCCTATAACCAGTTCATAGTTTGCACTGGATTCGATTCTGACTCGACCAGTGGTCAATGTTTGATCAGAATTAACTAAGTGATTATTATCATTATCTATAGTGTTTTGTCCAGTGGCTTTGATGTTAACATTCCTGCCTGCTTCCATGTTGATGTCGCGTTCTGCTCTAAAATTGAAATCATTTTCAGTATGCACACTGACTGAGTCTTTGGAGTAGATATCTATTTTGCCATCTGCTGTGAATTCAATCCAAGCAGTGCCATCATTGTTGGTGATGTAAACTAGGCTTTCGGAATTGTGTAATAATAATTGTGCGCCTGAACGTGTACGCAATCTAATCAATTCGTTACTGATAGAACCTACTGCTTTTTTACCCTTAATAATTTCAGCAGTGGCTGGTACGCCGTCATCCATCACAAATGACTGACCACCCAGTCTTGAATGATGTACTTTACGAAAATTGTATTCCTCTTTAGGATCATTGTAAACTTTGCCGTGCCTATTGATCGATTCTCTTGGTGCAGTCTCCTGTCCATTAAAATCAATTGGGCCAGGTGTTGAAATTCCAAACACCTGTGAAGGAGTTTCTCTTCTTGCAGATGATGATGTNGTGCCTCTCACTGTGTCTCTTATAAGGCCTTGATTGATAAGTGTTTCTGTCGCTGGTACATGCACTGGTCTGATTCTGAAGGCATTATCATTTCTGGCATCAGTGTTGGTCCTTGCAATATTTGATGTTTCTGCTTTTCTTTGTGCTTCTGCAACAGGAATTGGTGTTGGGTCATCTTGATCTGTGTTTTCATTATCTCCAAATTTTAAATCTTCAAAGTATCTTTCATTCTGTTCTGAGTTGCCTACAAAGTTGCCCGAGGCTGCCAACCCAGGAGTCATGTTGTTCATTAAATCTTCATACACACATCCCAGCCAATAGCCTTGATTAGGATTGTTATTAGCAAACATCACCAGCACTTTGGAATCAATGTCTGGTGGTACCATCCAAAAACCGTAAGATTTTTGTGTTTGTGCAAATTCTCTTGTGCCTGATCCTGTTTCACTCAAAGGAGTTTGTCCTGCAAAAGGAGAACAGTACTGCACTGTGATTGTTTGTGCACCAATGTTTTTGTTGGTTTCATCGTATGCGCCATGGATATCAGGAATGTATACACCCAATCTGCCCATTCTATTTTGGTCAGTTGGATTCTTTACATACCCTATGTAAGGTCCGGCAAACTGTTGGATTTGATCCTGTACTGATCGTTGCTGTTTATCTAGTGCCATTAATTTACTTTAACCTATTCTTATTGCCTACAAATTCTATTCCTATGTCAAGGGCAAGTTTAGGGACAGGTGCATCAACTCCATCAAATCCTCCTGGGTCAAAGCCTCCAGTGCCTACAGCAACATTGGACGTGGTGTTATTGCTAACAACACTGCCAACAGAACTTATGTTGCCTGCCGATGCATTTGCTGAAGAGTATTGGCCTCCAGGTCCTGATCTTCCAGTGCCTACGGCAGTTCCGCCACTTTCTGCCGAAGGTGTGCCCGCAGTCTTTGCAGGTATCCTGTTATTAGGATTGTCATTAGGAGTTGCTCCGCGACTTTTGTCATCAATTTTTTTGTCTGTTTCCTGGTGTCTCATTCTTCTCATCTGTAGTACATTAGTATATAAACCTCCTGCGAAATTACTCTCACACAGATAGACTGCGTATTTGCCTCCGAAGGATGCCGCGTCTTGTATTTTGAACAATCCTGTGTCATCGTCTAGATCAGTTGGTGTTTTAAAATTTACCTCTACATATACTTCGTATGCATCAGGAACCACAGCACCATTGGCATCTACTAGCGGAAAACTGCTCGTGTTATGAGACCCTGCAAAACTTCGATTGCTCACAGTTTTCTGTTCAATCCACAGAGGATCTCCCAGTATTTCCATTTGCACAACCAGTAAATCACCTGCAGGATCATTAAGAATTTGTTCGAACAGCGTGGTCGCTTCTCCATTCACAGTGTTTAAACTTGCAATGAAGCCGTCTTTCCTTGTGGGTGTTGTTTCTGATA